GGGGGTTTTATAAAATGAGTATAATAAAAACCAACAAAAAAGTATATGTAGTTAGTGATTTACATATGGGGACCAAAACAAAATCAGATAATTTTATGGATAATGAAGAAGATTTCATTCAGTTTTTAAAATATGCTATAGAAGTTAATGATGGTATTGTTATAATTGCTGGCGATGTTTTTGATTTAAATGAGGGAACCCAAGAAGAAATAATAGAGAAGTATGGATATCTTGTAGATATATTTAAGAAATATAATAAAGAAAATAAGTTATATTGTATACGTGGTAATCATGATGAGACAGTTGAGATTGAAGATTTATTTTTTCATGATATGATAATTTTAAATCAAAATGATAAAGCAATATTTATAAGTCATGGTCATAAATATTCTACTGCAAGTAATAGTTTAGGTTTTGCTGGTAGAATATATAATGGTATTATAAATGGAATAGAGAAATATATGTTTGGTTATATTCAAGAATTATTTAAAAAGATAACCAAGTTTATTGATGATAATAATAAAATTGCAAATAGATTAAATGATATAATAATCATGGACAAATATATATTTGGTCATACACATATAGTAGGAGAAATTATAGAAGATAATTCTTACAATTCTGGTTGTTGGGAGAATTTTAATCAAGATTATTTAGAAGTTTCAGATGGTAATATAGTTTGTAAAAAATGGTATGTGGAAAGACAAAAGATATTATTAAATAAAATTAAAAGATATGATATTATTTTAATGAGACCAAATGTATTCAATATGTCAAAATATGCATTTGGTTATTTGTTAAGATGGGCAACTGGAGAGAAATATTCACATTCATTATGGGTCCTTGGTGATAATAAATCACTCGAAGCAAGAATGGTTTCTGGCGTTTCTGATGTTGATATATCAAAACCAGAACATATGAATGACCATATGTGGGAAGCATGGGAAATAAAAAATTTAACTGAAGATGATAAAGTAATATTATCAGAATTCTTTAAAAATAAAAAAGGTAATGGTTATGATTTTTTGGCAGTATTGATACAGATACCTCTTTATTTTTTATACTTAGCATTTGGAATTAAATTTAAAAATAAAAATAACCCACTAGATTCTAATTATAGAGAATTCTGTCATGAATTAATTGTTGATGGGTTATTAGAAATAGGTAGAAATGTTGATGTTGAATCTGGAACTGATGGGGCATTTATAACTACCATAGAATTATATAATAGTAATTATCTTAAAAAAATAGACATTTTTTAAATAGGAGGAAATGATGGGATCTGATTTCAATATAATATCTGGAACCGTCACATCACCAATATATGGCTTATTGCTATATAAGGGGGAATGGGACTCAAAAAATAACATGCCAAATTTACAAAAGCCAAATCACCCAAATCGTGGTTGGTTTTATAAAATTTCAAAATCTAATGGGACTTATATAAAAGATAGTATAATAATATCTAATGGTTTTAAATGGGATAATTATACTGAAGATATTTTAATACCAATAGCAAAAAGAATATTGTATGTAAATCACAAAAAATATAATAAAGGTATGCAAAATGGTAGACTAATGACACCATTTATAAATATAAATGATGCATTAAAAGTTTCAAAATCGGGTGATGAAATTATACTAACCCCTGGCACATATAATGAAAATTTAAATATACCATCAGGTGTAAGTATTTCAGGTATTGGTGATGGTTTAACTTATATTAATGGAAATGTAACTTCTGGTAATACATTTTTTAATATGAAAAATTTGACCATTATGGGAAATTTAACATTACATGCAAAGTCATTTATATCCTCAGTTATTATTAATAATGGATGTCTTGATATATATAAGGATTCAGTTATTGAATTGTTAAAGTCAAATACAATAAAGGATACATCTATTATAGTTAATGATGGGTTTGTTAAAATATTAGATTCAAATTTACATACATCTGGTAATATTTGTTTATTACAACGTGATGGGGAATTATTTTTAAATAATGTTAAAATGACTGGGACTAATCCTTATGGTGCTATTTCACAAACAAAAGGTGGTGTCTTTAGAGCAGTTAATATATCACTTGTAAATACACGAGGCGGTGATACATTAGATTTAACATATAGTACACCATCAGAAGCCACGCCAAATAGTCTTGTTTCTGTTATAAGTAATGGTGATATTGAATGCGGTGATAGATTCACATATGCAATGGGAATATCAAATGGTAAAATATATGGAGAGAATATAATACATTCTAATACAGATTTGATTTATAATAATTCAAATCTAGAAGGGCATAATCTTACTGAAGTATTAGATAATATATTAAATAATAATTCGGTTATAACAAATGATATGGTTGATATACCTGGCGGAATTGCCACATTGAATGGTAATGGTGAATTGAAAAATTCACAAGTACCTGTAAGTTTTAAGGTTATAAAGGTATATAAAGATATTGCGGATAGAGATTCTGATATTTCTAATATGTTTGAAGGTAAGCGTTGTTTTGTTATAGATGCCAGACATGATAGATTGGTTAATAAAGGACATGCTAAATATATATGGGATGGTTCTGCTTGGAAAAAATATGAAGAGATAGATAAATTTGAGATAGATTGGGAAGAGATAAGTAATAAACCAAAATTATTTACTTCTGAAAAACATGAACATATTGCATCAGATATAAAAGATTTGAGTTCAGAAATAAGTACCAATGGTATAGTTGCCGGGAATAGAGAAAAAAGATCATACCCAGAAAAACATGAGAAGTTTGTTGATAATTTAAGTAATATAGATTTCACTGATCTTTTTGGTTCTATTAAAAGGGTAGCAAAGGGTGATTCTAAATCAAGACCAACTGATCCAAATATGGGTGATATTTATTTTGATAATGATATAAATGGTAAACCATTATTCTATGATGGTGGTAAATGGATTGATTTTACTGGAAAACCTATGTAATGTAATAAAAAAAAAGCCCACTTTGGGCTTTTTATTTATTATAATGTTTCATTTAAAATCTCTGCTCTTTTATCTGCAGTTATCTGTAATTGACAATTATCCGAATATAATAATTTTATATTATTATTTTTTGCAAATTCATTAAAATCGGCTTTACTTACAATTACTAAAAGATTATCAAATGGTTTTCCAGGGTTATTATAAAGTGTTTCAATTCTATTAAAACCAGGATCTATTCCATTTATTTTAACCAAATATCTGGAATGTTCATAATGTACCGGTATTCCTGGCCTAGATGTTATTTTGTAATAAGTTTCACTATCATTTTTAACTGGTTGTTTTCTGGGTGATCCGTGCCATAATATTGGAGGAGTGTTTCCCCATTTTTCCACTTGATGATTTACATCTTCCAATGTTTGGGCAAAGCACATGAACCCCAATGGAATAACGTATCTGTTTACATTATTTTTAAATTTTTTTTGAAATAGTTTAATCCCTGGGACAATTGCCATTCTTATATCATTTTCTAGCCCCGGTTTTTTTCTAGTAATTACTTCCCAACATTTCATGGAAGTATCTCCTTTCATTTTATATTGATTTGCATTAATTATTCTTATATAATATATATAGCTAAAGTTTAAAATCTTTGGTAAATAATTTTAATAAAATTTGCTATATATATACAAGGGTGTAGAACAACTATTTTCGCATAGGGAGATAAAAATGAATTATACATACGAATGTGCAGATAAAAATAGCAATATTATTAGTGTTTCCAATGGAAAGGAAACTATAGAGTTTCACATGAATCAAGTAGGTATAGCCAAAAAAACATTTGTAATACATTCACAAATAAAACAAATATTAACATTAACTGGAAAATTCAATTGGTATTGTAAAAAATTGATTGAATATAGAAAAAATAAAAATGATGTTAAAATAGTATCTAACATGATTAATGATTTTTTAAAGATTGCTAAAAATTATATAATAAAAAGAGATGATCTGGATTTTAATAATTTTATAGATAGAAAAAAAATAACAGCAAATACAATATGCATAGAAACAACAGAACTTAAGAAACTTTTTATATTAACAATTTTCTTAAAACTCTATTCACCTTTTTATGCAAGTGTTGAAAGAATAGATAATTATAAACATAGAGCAATATCCGCAGATGTCATAGAACGATTAGATGCTCAAAAATTATTATTAAAAATATATGAATTAGTATCTGTCAAAATATTTAAATGTTCAAGGGATGATATGTTTTTATTGCAACTGGTTAAGGTTAGGTCATCTGTAAGTGAAGAGACATTTGCATTACAGACATTTAATTTTTTGGTTAGTTCTATATTGGTATCATTTGATTTAATACATAACCCAGTGACATTTATAGCCGCTTCTGTTGGTGAAATGACAAAATGGTTTTTAAAACAATTATATAGTGAAACAACAGTATATAAAGAAAATTCAGTTGTTCTTAGTAACTATGTTTCATTGGACGTTTCAAATAAAATAATATATGATGATATTTTAAGGCGTGTTGATAAATATGTATTTGAAAGATTAAAAGTTAAAGATGTTGATTTATGGGAATTCCAAGATAACTTAGATGATGTTACTGAAAATAATTTTTTGAAAACTTTTATTATACCAATGATGTCATTTTTATTAAAAGTTCCTATTACTATATTATTGGATCTTAAATTAGAACAAAAATATAAATTACAATTATTTTTATATTGTATTGTTGAAGATTTGAAGGATGTTATTTCTGCTGATGGTAAGAAGGAAAGAAGTTATCTTTCTGATGTATTAAGACAAGTTATAAAAAATGATAAGGGTTCTAATTATAAATGTAGAAATCTTGACTTAATATTCTCTAAAAATAGTGAGTATTATGGCTTGGAACATAAAACGTATTTATATAAATTAATATCTACAGTATTATCTGGATTACAAAAAGCAAAATTTAAACCATTATTTGGGGAAGAAATAGTAATAACACCAAAGGTAATGGTCAAAATAGAAAAAGAAATAATACCAATAATTCAAAATCTTTTAGCATTAGAAGAAAGTGATATTGTTAAAAGTTTTAGAAAATATGTTGAGAATGAACTTCTTGCCATAGAAATATAAAAAAAGGATAGGAGCGGAAAAGCATGCTTCAAATTTTAAATATAGATAAATTTATACAAAAAAATCAACTAATACCAATTACTAGTAAAGATGTTTTAAAAGGTGGGAGGTTCCATCCAAATGGACCTTTCTCTGAAAAGATCTTTGGGTTGGAAAATAGCCCCGAATGGTCAAGTAGATTTTCATATATAGATTTAAATGTAAATGTGGTACATCCTGTTGTTTATAATATTTTAACAAGGATTGAACGTAAATTTATAGATCTACTAGAAGGTAGAAAAAGATTTAAATTAATCCGTGGTAAGGAATTTGATAAATTAGAAGAAGATCCAGACGGTGATATTAATGGTATTATATCATTTGAAGAAATATTTCCTACATATAAATTTAGAAAAGAATCAGAAGATAGAAAACAACTTGTAAATTATATGAAGAAATTAGGCCCAAATATTTATTATAATAAGATACTAGTAATCCCACCAGGATTCAGACCGGCATTCATTGAACCAAATGGAATGAAGGTTAAAATGATGGATGAAGTTAATAACCATTATTTAAAAGTATTATCTACTGCACAAAGACTTGGTAATATAGCAAAAACAAATGAAATGGTTTATAATTATTCAGTTGCCGCTTTACAAAAATATGTTTATGAATTATATACATTTCTTAAAGATAAAATAAGTCATAAGCATGGTTATATACGTCAAGCATTAATAGGTAAACGTGTTGATTTTAGTGGTAGGGCAGTAATCATTGGTGATAGAACTTTAAATATTGATCAAATAGGAATTAGTTTTAGGATATTAATAAAATTATTTGAATATCATTTATTACATTTTTTATTAAAAAAGATAACCGATGATACTAAACAAAAAATTTCTGATAAAATGATACCAAAATATGGAAAAAGTTATTCAATAGAAACATTAAGGGCGATGATTAGTGGTGTTTCCAAAGGGTATGAAGATGATGAAGATTTTATAAAATTATTAGCTTTAATGTTAAAAGAAGTTATTAAAGGTAAACCATTATTATTAAAAAGAGATCCAATGCTTCATAGAGATGGTTGTAGAGCTTTTTACCCAGTAATATTTTTTGATAATGTTATACATCTTTCTCCTTGGACATGTACTGGTTTTAATGCAGACTTTGATGGTGATCAGATGGCCGTTATGTCATTAATGAGTAAAGAAGCTATGGAAGAAGCTAAGAACTTAATGATGCCTATAGCATCAACTGCAAGCATCAGAAAGACCAATCTACAACCAACACAAGAACAAATTGTTGGGATGTATATGTTAACAATAGATCCACCTGAAGATTTTAAAAAGAAAAAGTCAGTAACAATAAAAGATCCAGCAGATTTGGTAAAATATAATATATACGATACAATAACATTTAAAGGAAAAACAACTACTGCAGGTAGACATATTTTTAATACAATTTTACCAAAATCCATAGGATTTATGGATGAAGTTATGGATAAAAAATCAATTAAAAATTTAGTTAACAAAATTGCTATAGAAAATACATCAGAAGAATTTTTACATTTTTCTACAGTTTTTAAAGATCTAGGGTTTAGAACCGCCACATATATGACCAGAACAATAACTCTTAGCCAGTTAGTACAAGATAAAAAAGTAATGGTTATTAAAAAACAATTGCTAGCTGAAAAAGATATAGAAAAGAAATTTAAATTACAAGATGAAATTCAGAGCGAAATGAAAAGGGTTACTAAAGAAAATTCACCACAAATATATGATACGATAATGTCTGGTGGTAAAGGTAACTGGAAAAATGTTAGAGACCTTATGGGTTGTAAGGGTATAATTTTAGATACAGAAGGAAATCTTATAGACCCAATCATGTCCAATTTCTCGCAAGGATTATCACCTGTAGAGTTTTTTAATTCTGGATCAGGTGCTAGGTCTGGTCTTATCGATAGAGTTCTAAATACGGCACCAGCTGGCTATGTTGGAAGACAATTAGTTTATGCATTGTCCCCATGTGAAATAAATACAGAATTTAATGACTGTAAAACAAAAAGATATTTAAATATAAAATTAACAGATAAGGTTGCAAATTTAATACATGGTAGATATATTTTAGATGGTGACTTGTTAGTTAAGTTAAATCATAAAAATATTGGTAAATATAAAAATCAAGTTATTAAATTAAGAAGTCCAATGTATTGTAAAACCAAAAATATATGTAAAATATGTTATGGTGAATTATTTCAGAGATTGGGAACACCATACATTGGAATAGTTGGTGCACAAACATTACATGAAATAGTTACACAGGCAACCATGCGGACCTTCCATTGCATTTTACCTGATATGTCATTATTATTAAGAGTAAATGGAAAAAAGAAAATAACTACTTTTAGAAATCTTTGGTTAGATGTGAAATCGGATATTGAAATTATTAATGGACAAGAAGAAAAGGTTATTAATGATATTGAAGTTTGGGATAATGATAAATGGACTAATGTTAAAAAGATAATTAGACATGATAAACATACTGATACTGAAATAGTGATGGTGAAATCTAGGGATAATTCATTTATAATTTCACAAGACAATCACCCACATATGTTATCTGAAGATGGTTATGATTTTAAACAATATGAAGCAAAAGAATGTAAAGATAAATTATTATATTCAAATAATAGTTTTCCATTGGACGGTATTGATGGTTTGACTGATGAATTATTGTGTAATTATATCAATGAATATGGAAAACCTTTAGATGATCATTTTGAAATAAAAACAAAATCAATTGAAATTATACAATATATTATTTTTATTCTAAAAAAATTTAATATTAAAGCAGATTTAAAATATGATGATGTTTTTTATTTATTAATTTACCCTGAAAATAAAAATAAGTTACATTTTAATTTATGTAATAATTTGGGTGATATAAATATCGGTAAACATGATAAATTAGAAAATAAAAATGAAATTAATTATTATAAGAATGTAATGTTTGATTCTAATGATAAGGTATATGATTTGACCACCGAATCTGGAACTTTGAATGTAAATGGAATGTGGACACATAATACCGGTGGCGCAGCAACTATGATGAAGGTTGATATTTTTAAAGAAATAATTGGTAACAACCCAATGGTAAATGAAGATAAAATAAAATCTATTATAGAGTTATCTGGTAATGATGTATTATCTAAAAAACCAGTAAGTGTTACAATATTACTTGAACATTTTACAAAAAAAGAATTGGAAATTACTGATGGTTTGATTCATTTAGATGTGCCATATTTTAATTTACAAGAAACAGGTAATAATGAGAAATTTGAAATAATTTTAAATTCACCAATTTCATTTAATATATTGAATGAAGATCAACAGGTAACATATACTGATACGGAATTGAAGATAGTTTTCCCTGAAAAGAAACAAGTGATTGGTAAAATTGAAGTCCAAATGTCAAATCTGAGTTCATCATTTAAAATTACAATGGCATTATTGCAAGCAAGAACAAAAATATTTAGTCCAGAACAATACTTTAATAAATTATATGAATTATATGTTGCGACTACAGGTGCAGATGCAGATCTTGTTCATTATGAATTACTTACCGGTCAGGTTTTTAGAGATAAGGCTAGTAAAATGCCAGGAAGATTAAATGGATATAAAAATGCAGAACCAGTAAGTATAAAGAAAATACCATTTATGGAATCATGGTTTCTTGGGTTATTATTTGAAAATGCAGAAAAGGCAATTCAAGAAGGTTTATTATATGATACAAAATCTAATACATTTTTAGAACGATTAGCTGCTGGTTATGTTGGTAAACGCGGTGATGGAGGCATAAAATAATGAGACTAGTTAGAGAAAACTTTTTTGTAAATAAAATAAATCTCATATCTCAAAAAACACAGAAAATAAGATTTCAGAATCCAAAATTGGATATATATGATTTTGGTTATTTTATTTATTTTTTTCCAGAGAATACAGACTTTATGAGTGTATATGATAGTTTAAGAATTAAACAAGATGATGTTGATACATTTATAAGCCCAAGAATAAATATAAAAGGTGTTAACGTAAATCCGTCTAAGGAATCTATTAATTTTGCCAGAAAACGTGGTCTGATGTCATTTGAAAAAATGTCAGATGTTTCACAAAGAAAAAATAGTAATGTATTAATGGATACTACAGAAATATTAAGATACTTGAATCATAGATTTGATGGTAATTTCGATTCTGGTAGTATATCTAGTTTTATGAAGGATTTTTTTGAAAAAAGTGTAACTGATAAAAAATATAAAAAAGTTTTATTATATGTTGTTGATAAGAAGAATAAAATTAATACCAATAGAAATGCAATTAAAATATTACCAATACTTAAGATGATGAAAAAAGGAATTGCCCCATTTCATATGATATTATATTGTATGATTGATGGGGAATCTGTTGGTTATATGAAAGTGTTTGATTTGGATAAAGTTAAACCAGAAGATGCTGCAACAAGATTTTATAATATATTAAAAACAGATTTGTCATTAAAAGATCCTGAAACTGAAAAGGAAGTTGAAGAAGAAAAGGAAGTTTCTGGTGATATTGGTATTAAAGGAAAAAGAACTGAAATACTTTTAAAGATACAAAATGTAAGTGAAAAGATTATAAATGATAAAATATTAAAAGGAATGGATGTTACAAAATTTAAGGTTAAAGAAATATCTGAGGCGGTATCAAAATATTTAATTAATAACGTGAAAGATTACATTAAATTTCAACAAGGCGATATTAAATTTGTATCATCAATATTAATGAAATCAATAATATCATCTGTATCGGGTATGAATTCTGATATTAATATAAATTATTATGTTGATATGGAAAATGATTCTCAAGAAGAAGTAAAAAATAAAGCAATTGAAATTATAAATAAGTTACAAGAAAATATGATAACAAAATATAATATAGAAAATTATAATACAGATAGAGTATTTTCAAAAATGGATTTAAATATAACTAGTGCAGGTAAAGTACCACTACAGGTATATAGAAAAAGACAAAATGATATGAAAGATAGATTATATAAAGATATAACAAATTTGGTATCGTCATTTTCAAATAAAGAAGTTTCATTAAAATTAACAAAATTACAAGTTGAACCTGTAATAAAAGGTGATAAAGTGGATCTATCTGATTCTGATATTGTTAATTTAAGATTAGTATTTAAAGACCCAAATAATAGAACCCATCGATTGAAAATAGAGATACCAAAAATTGACCAATATGGATATTTTAGAATTAATAATAGAAAAAAAATATTAATGAATCAATTGTCAGTATTCCCAATATTCTTTCCAGAACCACATGTATGTAGGTTGGGAACTAATTATGCTACTGTAAATATAACAAATACACCATTTAGAAATAAAGAATTTTTTAGAATTAGAATTGGTGGATTTAATATACCATTATTTCCATTACTTGCATCATATTATGGTCTAGAAAAAATTATAAAAGAATATAATTTAAATGTGAAAGTAGATAAACCTATCCAAAAATATCAATGGCAAATAAAAATATCAGATAAACTCGCAATTATATTTGCTGAGAATGATATGAATGATAAAGTTAAAAGATCTATATTCCAGAGTTTTAATTCTATAAATTATTTAAAAATAAATTCAAATAAAGAAGTATTTAATAAAGAATTTTTTGTTCAAGCATTAATTAAATTTACTGGTAATAGGGGATGTATTTTTAATTTTAAAACTATAATAGAAAATATAATAGATGAAATTTCAAAAGAATTATTACTTATGAGAAATTTACCAATAGATTTTTTTAATATAGTGAAATATGCATGTTCAAAGATAGTAACTGATTATTCAGAAAAAAGAAATGATCTTGCATCACAGAGATTAAGGTCATCTGAAATTATAGCATTATATGTATTTAAACAATTAAGTACTGCTTATAATATATTTGCAACTGATTGGATAAGTGGTAATAGAGATGCAAAGATACATCTGAGAGCCAATGAGACAATGAAATTAATAGGTAAATCAGATCTTGTTAGAAATGCAGAGTATGTTAATCCAATAGAGGAATTGAGTTTAATGACTAGGGTTACGTTTACTGGTGAAGGTGGTCTTCCAAATAAAGATGCAGTACCAAAACCATTGAGAAACTTGCATTCTTCTTACTTTGGTAATATAGATGCCATAGATACTTCTGAAAGTGATAGTATAGGTGTTAATCAGCAATTAACAGTTGGTTCTAGCTTATTAAATAATAGAGGCATGTTTAACATTAATCAAATGTCTAATGCAGATCCATCTAGAATATTGAGTGTTAGTGCATCTATAATACCATTTATAGAAAATACAGAATCTACTCGTGCAATAATGGCAGTTAACCAAACAAGACAAGCCATATGTTTAAAAGAGTTTGATGCCCCAGTAGTACAAACTGGTTATGAAATGGCACTTGGTGGTTTATTATCTGATACATTTATAAAAAGGTCACCAGTTGATGGGTTTATAGTTGAAGTAAAACCAGACGAAGTGATAACTATTAGAGAAAATAAAACCAATAAAATTATTAAGGTTGATATAAAGGAAAGTATGTGTTTCTCTGGTCAGGGTGTTCATGGTTCTGTTAAATATAGAATCAGACCAAATATTAAAATAAATGCTAGAGTTAAATCTGGGCAAGTAATAGCTGAATCTAATTTTATTAAAAATGGGACTATTTCAATAGGTAGAAATTTATTGGCCGCATTTATGAATTGGAATGGTTTTAATGTTGATGATGGATTGGTTATAAGTGAGAGTCTCGCAAAAAGTGAAAAATTAACATCAGTACATCAAAAGGAAATAGAGAAATTTATTGAAACAGATTCTACAATAGAACAATGTGTAAAACTTGGTGATGTTGTTAAAAAGGGTGACCCCTTAATTTCATATATTGCAAAAGATGCATCTACATATGTGGATCTTGATCCAGATGAAATTCAAGATAAGTTGATTATAATAAGAGCACCATATGCAGGTAGGATAATATCATTAGGAATATATCCAAATGATGATATAAATAAATATCCTGCAATAAAGGAACAGTATAAATCATTTATTAAAATATTAGGACGCGGTGATATTGTTGGTAAAAATGTTAAAAAAGGTCTAATAGAGAAATTTGAAGGTATATGGATTAAGATTAATTTATCATATGATTCCCATATAGAAGTTGGTGATAAATTAACAAATAGACACGGTGCAAAAGGTGTTATATCTAAAATTGAAGCAGATGAAAATATGCCCAAAACAGAATGGGGTGAACAAGTTGATATTATACTCGGACCTCTTGGTGTTTTTTCTAGAACCAATCTTGGACAGGTTCTTGAAATGTATGCCGGGTTAATTGCAAAAACATTACCAAAAAGATTAGCAAAAATGAATCGTACTGGTGGAATGAAATTGGCAACTGAAGTACTTACTGTATTAGATAAAACTGATAATTTGTATATTTCAAAGACAATTTTAACTGGACTAAGTTCTATGAGTGATATTGATTATAAAAATTATATAAATAGTAAAGTTAATGACGGTATGCCTTTAATATTTCCACCATTTAAAGCACCTAAAGTTCCTGATTTATTAAAGGCTTTAAAATATCTTGGGTTAAAGGATGGATATAATTTATATCTCCCAGAATTTAAAAGAAAAACTGATAAACCAGTACCTGTTGGGTATATTTATTATGAAAAGATGGAACATATTGCAGAACATAAGTTGGCGATTAGAAGTGTTAAATCATATGTAAGTAAAACAGGGCAACCAAATGTTGGTAGAACAAGTGAGGGTGGTCAAAAGGTTGGTGAAGGTGATTCTTGGGCATATGCTGCTTACAATGCAACTAATGTTTTACAAGAATTGTTTGGTCCAATGTCCGATCAATCATCAATAAAGAATCAAATGTTAAGTGAAATTATAGAAAACGGTGAAACATCATCTGTAAAACAAACAGGTGGTAAAACAAAGGATTTGGTAATGTCATATATGTTAGCAATGCATCTCATGCCATAACTTTTTGGAACATAAAATATATAAAATTTAAAGATATGAAAGGAAATAAATATCATGACCTTAATTAATTATTTCAAGTTATTAGAAATGGGTGCAAATGCATCCAATCCACACACAAACGAGATGTATTCTAGATTGGTATCAGAAGCTCCAAATATTGATAGTGCAGTTAAAGAATTATCAAGAGATTCAATGAAACTTAAAGCCCTTATAGACAATATAGCAAATAATAATAAACCAGTTGTTAATAATACAAATCAACAAAACCCAGAATCCCTTCAGAGAATGTTATCAGAAGCAGATAATGGTCCCTCGATTGGAATAAAGCCAGGTCTTAATATTAACATGCCATCTGGTAGTTTTTTAAGTACAGTATTTGCATCTGTTTCAATAATTGCAGTCGCATATACATTTTTAAAGGATAGTTCAGAAGGACAAAAAGTAATTGCAAATTTGGGTAGAGATATTGGTAAAGTATATAGTGCAGCTTCTGACGTTGTAAATGATAATATTCAGGATATGAAAGAAGATCTACCAAATCCGTCAAATTTATGGAGATCTGTTAGTTCATTTTTCAGGGGCAAAAATCAAAATGTTTCATTATATTTAATATTAATAGCATTAGGTGTATCTTTAATAATTTTAACATTAAATGCATATTCAAATGAAACACAGAGTGGTCCTGGTGCAATTGCAGGTCCACCTCAATTATCACCTTCAGCACCAATGAGTATAATGCCAGATATAAACTTTTTTAAGACAATAGAAGAAGCTGGGTTAAATAAAATTGAAAATGAAAATATTATAATGAAGTTTATAAGAGGAATTGATAGCGCCATTAGAACTGTTTTAAGAGGTTTTGGTACTAGATTATTAATATTGGTAAAAGATCCATTGGGGATAGCTGGTATTGCTTTATTACTTTTAGGTGTTTATGGAACTGTTAATTGGATTTTGGATAAAAGCGAATCCCCTGATGTTGAATATGATCAACATACACCACAGCCAGATGCAAATTGGACACCACCGGGAGCACCAACATCTACTCCTCCAACTGGTGGTAATGTAGGTAATTTATCAACGGTAATGGAAAATAGATTTTATTATAATGGAATGCCACATGATGAATTAGTAATGAAATTAGAAAGTTTAAAATCTAAAATATCAAGAACATTAAAAAAGAAAAGAAGAAAATATTAATGGCTACAAATAATAAAATAGAAAATCCAAAAATAGATGCACTATTGAAAGAGGGCGGTGAAAATAGAGCCGCCCTCTATTTTACTCTAAAAGATATAGATGAATTATTAGTTCTAGTTAAAGAATCATTTCCAAAGAATGCAAAATATGGAAAAGGTTATCAATATGCAGAACAGATAAAGGCATATGCAGAATTATATAGAACTGCATTACAATACAGAAGTGAAATATCGAAATGTATAAAAAGCGAAATAGATATAATAATTAAAATAGATAGTGGTGGTGAGGATGTTGATAAAGTAGAAAATCTTAAAAAATTCAGTAAAGAATTATTAAGACAGGCAATGGATTTAAAAATACCAATAGATATTGGGAAAAATTATTACGATGAGGATAAAGAAATAAATGATGCACATAAATCTAAGAAGGGTATATTTAGTTAATTTTTATTACTATAAAATTTTAAACATAAATAGATAAATAAATAAAGGAGAACAAATGGCAAAAAAGAAGAGTGCTGCAGGAGCAGCCGCAGAAAAGAAAATTGTTAGTAATGTTCAGGCTGAATTAGATTTATTTCTTGGTACTAGTTATGGTATACAACAACCCAATATAGAGGGAAAGGATACTATTCAAACTGGTATTGAACCAATTGATTTAATTTTGGGTGGTGGTTTTACTATTGGTGGTATAACTATAATAGTTGGTAGACCATCTTCTGGTAAATCTGCATTGGCTGGTAATTTACTTGGGGAAGCTCAACGTAAATATGGAAAAGATCTATTATCTGTATATTTGGATAGTGAAGAGGGAATGACATTGACAAGATTATATCAACTTGGTGTTAGAAGTCCTCGTATAAGACCATTTAACCAGATAAAGGTAGAAGATGTATTTAAAACTATTGATGGAATATGTCACTTTAAGGAATCAAAGAAAATTATAGACCAACCATCTATTGTTATTTGGGATTCTCTTGCAAGTACTATGACTGAAAAAGATGATAAAGCATTGGACCCAAAAGAAGTAATTGGATATAAGGCACGTCTATTGGCATTTGCAATTCCAAAATATCTTCCAAAATTAGCTAAATACAATATCTCACTTATAATTATTAATCAGTTAAGAGATAGAGTTGATATGGGTATGTTTGCAAAACAAGGTGAATTAAAATACTTGAGAGATGGTAAAACACTTCCAGGTGGTAATGCTGTTAGGTTTGCCGCATCACATTTAATAGAAGTAAATGATGCTTCTCAATTAAAAGAGGAAGAATTTGGATTCAAGGGAAATAAAGTAACAATAACAACTATTAAAAACAGATTATTTCCTCCAAATATACCAATTAAAGTTGCATTTGATTATACACGAGGATTTGTTAATGTATGGTCTAAATTGATGATGTTAAAGGAAGAGGATTTAATCGTTGCAAGAGGTGGTTGGAGTTATATTCCAGGAGTTTATTATGATCCAGATAAATTGGATGATGATGGGAACGAAAAAGAAAAAGGGTTTAGATTAAAAGATACGGAAACATTATATGGATCAGATGAACCTTTTAGGATTGCATTCGATACAGTATTCAAAAGTTATGTTGATACATTAAATGCAAAATATAAAATAGATATGGAAAAAGAAATTTCTGATGCCGAAATCAAATTAACAGTAAAACCTATAAAATCAGAAATAGAAGGTTTAGTAAAAGAAATTAATGATGTTGATGATAAAATAGATAAGGAATAATATTTTTTTTTGGAACAAATAATATAGTAGACATCCATATGGAAGTCTAGAACCTGATATCAGCCAGGTGTTAAGAATATTCATTCTTTGAAACCTTACTGGGTAAGTTGATTAAAATAAAAACGAAAAAGGAGAGATCTAATGAAAAAGATCACCGCTAAAACTATGGCTGTTAGGTTTTGGAAAGGTTTGGACCATGTTTTCTTTGAAAACAAAAACCCAAAATCTGTTATGACTGTTGAGGATTTTGAACTTTATAATTCTGATAAGGCTTCTCTTATCACAACTGCTATTGAATTACACATGAATTACAATAGTGTTATTGATGTTAGTTATCCAAAAAATATTTTTAAAGAATCAATCCGTATGGCTAATATTGCCAAAAAGGGTGCTATAAGTATTATAGAATCAAGAAAAGGTATTGATTTTATTAAGAAAATTAAAAGAAATAAAAAGCCAGTTGATGCAAAGAATAGAAGTATGAATGCTGTTAAATCAATAGCAGTAGATAATTTTCTTCTTGCAATGCCATTAATGGAATCTAAAAAGACTCCAGTGATTAAAGAAACATTTTCAGTTGAACTTTTGACAGAGACATATAAGGTTATAAAAAATAATCTTTTACATATTGTTTCTAAATATGAAAGATTTAGAAAATAATTTAAAATTAAAATAATTGGAGTTGACGTATGCTCATAACAACATCTGGAATATGTAGCGATTCTGTCACTCCTGACATGTGTGCCAATATCACTAAATTGATGGAATATTTTTATGTAATGATTTATAAAGATCAAATTCTTGAAAAATCAAATGCAATGTATTCTGTCATTAGTGAGGGCAAGCATGGAAGAGTATGGAAACGTTTATTAGAAGCAATGCCCAATGGTGGGTATCAAACTGGTGGTTTAGCACCAACTAATATAATGATACAAATACCAAAATCAGGTCCAGATGGGAAAATTCAAAATATTGATTATTCTATATCTTCAAAAGTAGTTATTGATTTTAAATCCGGAACTGCAATAGGGGAGGCTTTAAGAAAAGATTTCTTAAGACCAGATAGCATATTATCAGCTAAAAAAACTACTGATTATATAAAAAGTTTTTTTAGACGCCCGGTAAATAATAATGAAATATTGAATAATAAAGATAACTTGGTTATATTATCTAGTAGAGATATGGAAGAATTAAGTCAGAGTTTTTCCCAGAAAAATTCCATTCAAAAACTTTTTAACTTAGGGTGGCATGAAATAATAATTGATGATGCCATGAATAGTGTTATAAATGTTTTTTCTCCATATGTTGGTGCTGGTAGATCTATCGTCACATATGCCGAAATGGATAGACTTTTGGGTATAAAAGATCCAACAATGGGTCAAGTATCTAGTGCTACACGAAAATTATTTAATTATTAGGGTAGTATAAAAATAATCCTTGAGCGGAGACGGTCTTTCCGTCTCCGCTTTTTTTAATGTTTATTATCAACGAAAGGAGTTGGAATATGCCTGAAATGGAATCAAGTATAACAATAATGGATTATAATAAAAAACAAGCACCAAAGCTTAAATCTGATAATGGTAACCCAACACTTGGTACTAATGATCCTTATTATGATCTTAGTTTCAAAATAAAAGATTTTGATGACCCAAAAGAAGAAAAAAAATACATAACATTTATAAAAAGAGCAATAAGAACAAGCCCAGAATATCATTTATGGAGAAAGTATATATTAGATGTTATTGGTGATAATTATTGTTTTATAACAAATGAGCAACATGAAGATTGTACCATAGAAATACATCATCACCCATTCTCATTAGGAAAGATAGTTAGTGGTGTTGTTAATAAATCTTTAGAAAAAAATATAGAATTTACTTCATTTGATATAGTAAAGGAAGTAGTTGAATTACATTATTTAAATAAAATTGGATATGTTCCATTAATTACATCAATGCATGAAAGATTTCATAGAGGGAATTTATCGATACCAATAGATTATGTGCATGGTAATTGGAAAGCTCTTCTTGATGATTATTCATGGGAAGATGAAGATAAGGAACTTATTAGCAAATATATAAGTGTTATTAATAGCAATATAGAATGGAAACGAAATAATTATCCTGGAAATAAAGATTGAAGGTGTAAATAAATGGGGACTTTTAATATTAGATCAGAATCAAATGGTCCTGATATTGCATCAAATAATGAAGACAATATAAGAAATAGATATATAACATCTGATGGTATTGTATTTACATCACCAGACATGAAAGTATTAGAAAATTATAGATACCAACTATTATATGGTGCATCTGAAATAAACATGGAACCAAGATATCATATGAGACCTGATTATTTATCATATGATAAATATGGAACTGTAATGTATAGATATATACTTTTATATATAAATGATTGTTTTTCAAGAGAAGAATTTACAAAAAGGAAAATTATAGTTCCAAACCCATCAACATTATATAAAATATTTATAAATAAGGATTTTTTGTTATCAAATGATATAGGTGAAGTTGATATCAGTTATTCTAGTAATATTAATTCCACATATATACAAAAAAATACAAATACTCTTACAAATATCACACCAACTACTTTAAATATTGTAAATAATCCCACTGGATTATTACGAAATGATATAATGGTTGCATGGCAAAGTTATGAAATAAATAGTTTAGGATTTCCATCATGGAAGGTATATTTCAAAACTTTTGATTATTTAGGAAATTATAAAGTTTTAGACCAAGATTTAAATTCTGATATAACTGATAACAACTCTAGAGAAAATTTAAATATATCACAGCTTAAAAAAAATACATTTGTAGGCGTTTGGGAGTCCGTTAATGGTGATGGACATCAACGTGGATTAGAATCAAGGGCATTTAGTATTATGGGTAGTAAAAGTTCATTAGAGAGCATATATGACGTTAATTCAGATATTAAATATGATCAAAAAAGACCGAGTATTGATAGTATATTTAATGATAAATATATGATAGTTTGGGAAGATTCTTCAACTCAAAATCAATATATAATGGGAAAAGTTTATGATGTTAACGGTAATATAATTAAGACAGATTTCAGAATATCATCGAATATAATATATGATGAATTAAAACCAGTAGTTAAATTATTCCCAGATGGTTATTCGGTTGTGGCTTGGGAAAAAAACTTTATACCATCATACACATCAAACATAACTGGGATCCCACCATCAGATGATTCTAAATTTCAAAATGATATAATAATGACAATTATGGATCAGAATAATGTTATAACAATTCCGGAAAATATAGTTAATTCAAATAGAGAATATTTTCAGAATAATGTTGAAATTTTGGTTATTGATAATAACAAATTTGTTGTTGTATGGCAATCTTACACAGATGATGCAACAAAATTTGATATTTATATGAAGATATATAATAAAAATGGATCTATTATTATGCAGGATACCATTGTAAATAATTCTAAAATGGAAAGTGATCAAGTAAATCCAAAAATTTCATTATTGGATAATGGTAAATTTATTATTGTATGGGAAAGTAGAAAAATTGAATATAATGCATATTCAAATATTTATGGTAAAATATTCAATTCAAATGGAATTGAAATTACAAAAGAATTTCTAATAACATATAATGATGTTGATGTATCAAATCCAAGCGTCACTGGGTTAGCTGACGGAACATTTACCGTATCTTGGAGTTCATATGTTAATGATGATTCTTTATATTCAACCGCTTCTGGTTATGTTAATAGTTTAACATTGGATGAGATAATATTAAATGATTCAATTACAGATGAAAAAATATCAATATCTTTGATTGATGATGTAAGTGGTGAAAGATACACATTATTACAAAATATAAAATATGGATCATTTATTGATAATGGTCAATTGATTGGAAATTTGGATATAAAATTTGATATTAAAATGAAAAAAATGATGTATTCACCAAATATATCAGTAATATTTGATACAATTAGAATAAATAGTAAATTAATGGGCAATCAAACAAATCCATTAATTCTATCAATATAATTATAAAAATTCTTGGAGGAATCGTATGAACATAAATAAATATTTCGAGGCATCACAAACACCAGAATCAAGAAAAAAAGAAGCTAGAGTTGCAGAAAAAAAACGGGACAAAGAAAAAATAAAGACAAAACAACTTGATAATAAAAAGTCTGAAATTGATAATAAAATACAAATAAAAAAAGAAGAATTATCATCATTGGAGAAAAAATTTAGAGATGGTCTTGAAGATCGTAGGAATGATTTAAGAGATTTTGAAAAAAAACAAAAAGAAAAAATTAAAAATAAAAGAAAAGAAATAACAGAGTTTTTAGATAAAAGGAATAAATTGAACTAGAGGGATTTAAAATGGAAGATACTAATTTTAAACTTTTAACTATACCAAAAATTGCAAAAATAAATAGAATAAATAAAGATGATTATGATTTAATTTTATCCTCATTTAAGATATTTACATCTAGGGAAACTGGTAATTTAAAAATTGTTTTTGATAAATTGCAAGATTATTTAACCAAAAATGCTATGAATATAAATTCCAGCATTATTCCCGAAGAAGATCCAAATTACCCACTTGTTTGTAAAATATCACCAGATGGCAAAATAGGATGGAATATTAGTTCTATCGGTAGATTGCCTATACAGGAAAGAAATATATTTTTATCAACATGGTTATACTGTATCAATATGTATTTTTCTTTAAATAGGGAACGTGTTCCATTTATAGAATGGTTTAATATTGGGTCAATAATGACCGGGATTATTACCAAATTATTCGGAAAACGGTATGGTATATATAATATGGAAACTAAGGACCTTGAAAAATTGGATTTTTATTGTCATTTGTTTTCATTCAAAGGATTGACTAATAATGTAGATTTTAATAGTGGGATAAAAAATATAGTATCTTCTAGAAGATATAGGGTTAATCCATCATATTTTATGGAAGGATTATCTGATGATTTAGTTGAATTTTCAGATATAATTAGTTTTATTCAATTATTAGGTAAAGAAATATTACCTGGTATAAATAAATTTGAGTTTTCATCTACCATACTAAATAGAATGGGGTTAGATAATTTGGTTATATTTGATAATATTAATTATTTTTCTTCATCAATAGCTGCCACATTATATCCAACTAAAAAATTCCCTCCTATATTTAAAATGTTTAATGATTCTGCGTATGGTAATATGCTTAGATATTTTAAAGATAATATGTTTAAATATGAATATAGACGATAAATAAAAATAAAAAGGTGGAGATAAAATGGTAGATATTAATAGACAGGCGATATTTGATACCAAAAAACAAATACCTAGATTATTTGGAAGATATAGGGCAATTGTATGGGATAATGTTGAATATGAAGAGGATGATCCCGCAAAATCATTTTTCGGTAGAGTAAAAGTATTTATACCTGATTTTATGGAAAATAACCCATTTGAAGCTAAAGGTGATGTTAGACCCGATTGGTCATGGGCGTATCCTGCAAATAATTCAATTGGTGGTAGGAATGACAGTTCAAAAACTGATGACTATAAAGCAGATACGTATTGGGGAGAAAGTAATATACCAATAAAGGGATCTTGGGTCTGGGTATTTTTCGAAGCAGGCAATCCAAATAGATGTTTTTATGATGGTGCATGTGATATTATGAATTCACAGTTACCTCCAGAGAATCAAATAGGTAAAAATGATGATGATAAAAAATTACCAAAATGGTATCATAGGTGGATAAAACATAGAAGTCCAGCCGGTAGAACTATTGTAATATCTGATTATGATTATGATGAACGAGTCGAAATAACAGGAAAAAAGAAAAAGCTAGGCACTGATGGTATATATGAAATAGATGGTAATCAAAGTGTAATTTTAATTGATGGTCGTGATGGTAGTGGTGAAGGAATTCCAGATACCGAAAAAATATTGATAAAGGATATTAATGGTAATTATATAAATATCTACACCAAGGATGATGAATTATATATTGATTTTAAAAAGAATATCCATATAAGATCCAGGGAAGGTGATATTTTTATGACCTCCGAAAAGGGAGATATTCATATTAACGCCAAAAAGGAAGTCAAAATCACATCAGGTGAAAGTTTACATTTGTTTAGTGGTAAAGAAATATTCGAAACTGCTAGTGGTGATATACATCATAAAGCAGATAAACACATATATGGTGATGGTGCCACTCAGAGGCACCAACAGGGTCGTGCAATTAAAGGTACTGAGGCTGATAAGGCTAAAGAAAAACCTAATAGGGATGAGTGATTATGAGCTCTAATACACAAGCAAGATTGGGTGACGAGTGTGGTGGTATTTGTGAATGTCATCTAATTCCAATAAATGTAACAGGAAAAATATCAACATCATCAAATGATTTTTTTGTTAATGGTAAAGGTGCTGCTAGACTAACAGATAAGGTTGAAGCTAGTTGTGGGCATGAAGGAGAAATTGTAACAAGTGCAACTTCTTTCTTTGTGAATGGATTGCCGGTTGCTAGAAATACATCTGATGGTGAAACCATATTGGGTGAATGTCCTATTATGGAAATAATAGAAGGATCGATTGATTTCTATGTTGAATAGTTTTTTGGAACATAAATTAAATAAATAAAAGGTAGAAATATTATGACCAAAATATATACATATTTAGAAGAAAGATTTTTTTTAAATGAATCTATATTTTCTGCAAAGTCTGAAGATGGTTTTAGAAATACATCAAATAGATTAACTAAATATGGGAAAAGTGTGGTTGAAGATTTTGATGAAAAAAAATTTGCCAATGCTGCTAATAAAATTGGTAAAGTTTCTGGGTTTGAAGGAAAAAAACCTGGCATTATAAATAAACATATAGGAAGAAAGATAGCAGAGGTTTTAAAAAAACAAGATGTAGATAAAAATCAAGTAACAGGTGCATTTGAAAAAGCAATCAGGGTATTTAATATGGGAGCATTAACAGTTGGTCTTGCAATATTATCCCCATTTATATGGATATATGCTTTTTTATCTATGTGTAAAGACATGTGGAAAGGTGATGATAATACTTCTTATAAAATATCTCCCGCAGTTTTGGGTAGTAAATATATGAACCTTATAAAAAATTTATGGATCACTGTAAAACATAGAACACCTCATACCGAAAGATATTATAAAAAAATGTTTTTGGCTATTATTGGAATTCTTATAACATTTGTTGCATTAAAAATATTTGATCATGATGGTATTGATTATTGGGCAAGGGGTGCAATTAAATCAAAAATATATGCGGTGGTATTATTCTTATTAATATATTCTATATATGCTATATTTAAATTTTGCTCAGAGTTATCAAATTTAAAATTGACTGTTAAGAAAAAACCACATGAAGAAAATCCTACAGAAATGGAAGTTGGTAATGATAATGGTTAATGTAAAAATGTATATTGAAAATATAATGTTTTTAGAAACTAATGAACCTTTTGGTGAAATATTAGTAGAAGCTGAAGAAAAAATGGACGGCGCAAAAAAGGGATTTTTAAGTAAAATAGGACAATTGTTTAATTGGTTAGAAGCACAAGCTAAAAAATATATAATTGGATGGTATGATTATATAGCACACGCACCAAGTAATCTATGGAAAGCTTTTAGAACTGACTGTGATAATTATGCAGATAGATATAAAATAAAAAATGCAGGTATGTTTACAAAATTAATATTTGGAATATCAAATACAATAGAATACATTTTACAGGGTATAGATAAAATACCATTTGTAGGTGGTGTTATAACTGGAATCATAAGACCATTTGTTGCATTATTAAAAATTCTTACACCAAGAGGAATAGTTTCAGCAGTTAAATCTGTATTTGGTATTGTTTTTGGTTGCCTAATTCCTGGGGTTGGGAACATTTTATTAAAATTATTTGGTTATTTAGGAAAGTTTATAAAATTTGCTTTAAGAATAACACCCAAACCTAAAACAAATAAAAACGTGGTATTAAATGAAGGTGTAATTGATTGGTTCACAAAAAAAATAAAATGGCTAATGAGTAAAACACTTGGTGCTGTCTGGTGGGCAATTAAACATTTGTTTAATGGGTTTGCTGATGCGTTTACAAATTTAGTTTTACCTTTAGCGTCATGTATAAATAAAAAGATGGCCCCATTTCAAGGATTTTTAAATGCACTACAGGGATCTGGTTCATCAATTAATTCAATAGGTAAAGGTGATAATCCAATTATTACAAAAACTAGAAATGCATTAATGAAAAAATTAGGAACTAAAAGCATAGAAAAAGTTGCGGTAGCTATGGCTGGGTTTGGTATGGTTAATTGTGTTTGGTTCTCATCATTAACGGCAATCGCTAGTTATTTTTCATATGTTGGATATGCTGTAATGATAGGGGAGGGTTTGGCAGTAGCCCAAACAATAATACCATTTTTTTCAATGTAAATAAATGTTAAGGATATATAAATGGAAAGTAAAAATGTAGTTTTGGATTTAGTTCATTGGTTTAATAAATATACCAAAGACAATTTAGCAATAACTCCAGATAATAATTATTTTTTTGTTAATATGAACTTACCATTTAATCCAAATTCATTATTCAGACTTATATTTGATGATACTTTTAAATCAATAACAAGCCCTCCTAGCTATGAATATGGTATAGAGTTAATAAATAAACAAAATTTGGCTAGTAGTGAACTTAGAGATAGAACATTAACATATCCAGAAATATCATTATATAAAGTTCATTATGATTTTTTTGGGTTTGAAGTTGGTACAATATGTGGTGGGGTATTAGTAGATCTTGCTAATTGTTTAGATATAACATTAGAAGAAGAAGCATTATTTGATAAATTATTAGAATATAGAGAAACTGGTACAACCAACCTTTCTATTATAATAATAAATGATTCACCACAAACACAAATAACATATAATGATTTGGTATCAGAAAGATCAAAAGCAATTTATATTTATTTAGATTTATATGTAAATGATAATTTAAATCAAGATGCATATTCATTAGACCTAGAAGATTGTTGTTTTGAGTTATGTTTATATATTTGGTTATTAAATGAAATATATAATTACTATAAAAATAATATATCACAACTCACACCTGAAGATCCAGGGTGTATGATATAGACATTGCATTGGAGATAAATTGTGGGTATAGAATTTAATTTTTCCGAATTTTGGGAATTAATCGAATATTTAAAAGATGGAAGAAAATATAGTGAGACCATTGCGCCAAAACCGGCTCCAGAGTTTTTAAATTCAAAATTAGAATCTACATTATTAGATACTCAAGATATATCTTTAAATTTTTTTAATAATATAATAGAACAATCTATATATTATAGTACTGATTGGTTAAGATTTAAAAACTTATTATTAGATTGGTATACTTCTTATTCATTTTTTATGAATGTTCATAAAAATATTTCAAATCCAGAATATATAAATAAAGACTTAATGCTTGAATCTTTTGGATATCCATATTCAAGTTATCATAATGATGATGTTAAGAAAAGTTTATTGTTAAATTATGTAAGTTTACTTAAAGGAAAAGGAACCCCCGAGACTTTAAGAGATATGTTATTTTTTACTACAATACAAAACTTATATTTTTTTGAGTATTGGTTGGTGCAAGATTATACAAAAATTGGAACTGATTCTTTAAATTTTGTTCCTGAAATAGTATTTGCACCAGCAGATGGAAGTACAATTAATATAGATAGTTTATCAAAAAAATACACCGATTTATTTGATAAATCCACAAATACATGGTTTGATCCACATTGGTTTTATGAGGCGCAGGATGTGTTAAATTTAAATAGCACGAGTGATATAACATTACCATCAATGACCCCATATTATGGGTTATCATTTTTTGTGGATTGGCAAGCATCTCAAAAGAATATAACAATAAAAATAAATAGAATGTTAACTGATCAATATAATGAATATATAAAAACTGGATTAATTAATAATTTAGTTAGAACCATATATATTGCGGAAGTTGATGCATTTGTATCAATATTGGAATTAATGCTTACAATTAATACATTGTATTCTAAAATTAATAATACAGAAGCTAGAATTAATATTGATGAACGTCACTATGAATATAATAAAATTGAAAATAACTTAAGAGTAGATTTACCACCAAATTCAATTTTAATTGATGAATTTAATAATTCATTTAGAATACCAGAAGCAGAAATAGACCCAATTACTGGGGAAGTTTTAAAAGATGCAAGACAGGTTCGTGATGAGTTATTAAAAGAAATTAAAGATAATTACACAATGTCTAGTAATTTTCCATTATTTGATAATATAACAGAATATGAAAATTTACTCAGAGAAATTAACCCAGACATGTATACAAATATTTTATTAACTATAGAAAATAATGCAGAAGAAGATACTTTATTAGAATTACTTGAAGCATTAGATTTCTATGCACAGGGATTTAATCTTGGGGCTTCAAATTTTAGATATATGATTTTTGAACAATTTTCTAATACAAATAAAAAGAAATTATTTGATATTATTAATTTTTTCAAACCTTACCATGTTAGATTATTAGATTATGGTATTAGATATATTATTAAAGATTTGCCAGGTGATGCAATGAGAGTTTCAGATAAAGTAAATAATGAAATAATCCAACAATTTAATGACTGGTTTTATTGGATGCCTTATAGTGATGAGAATTTTGAAGGAAGATGGGATCAAAGTGTTGGGGGTGTATATTTACCAAAAAATTATTATAAAGATGAAATTAATACAACAATAAATACAGATATAAATGAAATAATTGGTTTTAATTTTAATAGTATATCAGATTTACCTGATTATAGCCCATTTATATCATTAGAAGATTATCTACTTAATAAAATTAGAAAGACTGATTTACAACTACTAGACATAGTTGAATCTAATATACATACGGATCTTGGTTATGGTTTTAATTCATCCAGTCCATCATCTAAAATTAGAACTGATTCAGTTCCATTAAATATTGAATCTGAGATAGAAGTTAATTTGCAATTTAATGATTGGGATTATTGGAGACCTTATATAGACAATACATCTGGAAGAGAAACAGATAGACCAAATTTAGATACATCACCACCAAACATGAAATTAAGAGAATATCTTAAAGATCGTATTGAGATAACTGAAATAATTTTTGGAACATAAAATATTAAATATAAAGGAGCCAGGAGATGAATGAAACAAATATAACAATCCTTGACAATCAAAATAAAAATTTAAAAGATAAAACATCGGTAGATATGATAGTTGACGGTAATAATAAATATGGAATACCTAGAGGTGGTCTTGTAAAAATATTTGAGGAAATTAAAGGTAAAAAAAGAAAACTTATAAATAAATCTAATCTAATTGTATATAGTGGGCGAAAAATATTGGCCCAACGTGCTATAAATATGGATAGGGTTTCAGGGTCTACTGAAAAGGATTACTATATTTCATGGTTTAGTATGGGAACTGGTGGGACTGATGGTATTAATGTTTTACAACCAATACCACCAGCAGCAACTGACACATCTTTAACTTCAGAAATAATTATAAATGGAACAGATGCCAATAATATAGATGGTGGAAGAAAACACCCAATAGATGGTTTTACGTTTGAAGCTGATGCAGAAAATTTAAATGAACCAATTATAATAAAATCAACAATCACTATCGATTATGGTGATGCTAATGGTAATAATATAAGTGAAGCTGGGTTATGGATGTCAGATTCAGATAACACAAGCATCGTAAATGTATCAACTCTTACAATGTGGGCTAGAGTTACATTTAGTACATTACAAAAAGACAGTTCTAGAAAATTTATATTTGATTGGTATCTTTACTTTTAAAAATTAAAGACCTAACATATTTTTTTGGAACAAAAATAGTAAAAGAATAGTTAATAAGTTAATTAATTTTAATAATTAAATAAAAGGAGGAATAGCATTATGGCTAGTGCTACCGGTCTACCAATTTCCCCTGGAGTATACTCTAAGATCACAGATCTTAGTACTTTTTTACAGGCGGTCCCAGGAACAACAGGATTTATTGCGTTTGTTTCTGAAAAGGGAGAGGATAATAAAATTCTTTTCCAAAGTAGTTACACTGAATTGATTCGTGAATTTGGTGAACCAAAAGTAAAAAAATATACCAAGTCCTTTGGACAGGGTCTTTTAGTTGCAGAACAATTTCTTAAAGTTTCTGCATCTGCTTACGTTATGAGGGTTCTTCCTCCTACCGCAACATATGCGAATCTTTTCTTCGGTTTAGATATTACTACTCCTGGTGCCGAAAAATTATTTTTCGAATCCAGACCAAATATGTATACTATAGCTGACATTGAAACTCAGATGGAAGATGCAGCTAATCTTAATACAAATGGAACTTTGAGAGGTGTTGATGGGTTAGACTCAACTAAGACAACAATAACCCCATTATTTATATTCTATGCAAAGGCTAGAGGTGTTTGGTATGATAAATTATCAATTAATATAACACCATCATCTAATCTTTCAGATGTGTATGTTCTTGATGTTTATCAATCACAAGAATCAGATGGTCAAGATGTTATAATTGAAAGTAGAAATATATCATTTGATGCCGATATTTTAGATGATTCTGGCGAAACATATTACATTGATCATGTTACTGAAAGATATTGCGAAAATGTTAGATGTTTTTCTAATGAGGATAATGTAAAGAATTTCGTTACCAATTGGTCCACCGCTGTAATAAGTGATGGTGTTAGACTTTCTGATTATTCGGGTGGATTGAATGATGGTGATACCATCTTAGTTGCATCTACTGATAAATCTGGCAATCCAGTAACTGCTACTGGTAACCTTACTGGTTATGAAGACTATATTGCCAAATGGAATGCAGCTGGAACATCATGGTCATTTGTAACACCAGAGCTTGGAATGATGATCAAGTTTGGAGAAATTTCAGTTTTAGGTGTGATATCACAGGTTGCACAATTCCCAACTACACCTAGTGTTGGTGATTCGTATCTTATTGCAGATGAAACAGTTGTGACAACGCCTTTAGTGGTATTACCAACTGCATTTGTTGGTCATAGTAATGAGATAGCAATATTTGATGCATCTCCAACAACTCCAGCCACTGGTACTATTACATTTAATAATATTTCTGATGCTACAATTACACCGAACCCAGCAGATACTATAACAATAGGTGACCAAACATACACATGTGTGGTTGCAGGTGCTACTGGTAATCAATTTAATGTTGGAACCACAGCAATCGATCAAGCTACTAATTTAGTTGCTGCAATTAATGGTGCAACAATTACATCTGGTACTTATACTGGAACAATTACAGCTGATAATGCTAGTGGGACTGTAGCCACAGTTACAATTACCACTGATGTTTTAGGTAATGAAGGTAATACAATTGGGTTATCACAAACATATAATACTAATGTTGGTGGAACTGCTCCAATTCTTTCAGGTGCTTTATTTACTGGTGGTACTAGTGACGGTTGGGATTTCATAACTCCAGTTACTGGTCTTAGACTTAATAGATCAGATTTAACCATACAACCAGAATATATATTTAATGGTGGTCGTTGGTTAATCGAATCTGATACCAATCCACAAAGAACTTGGACATATGATGGTTCTAACTGGCTTGTTGATGATGTTATTAGTTCAGTATTCACACAGCAGACACCAATTGATACCATTATAAAAAGATTTTCTAATGGTAGTGATGGTACTTTATTTGATGTTAATGGGAATATTGTTTCAAGTGTAGCTACCCAATTATTAACACAAGCATATGCAGGTGATATTGATCCATCAGTTCTTGATGATGAATGGCTTTGGTATTCATTAGTATTTGATGCTGGTTATCCAAAACCTGTTAAAGATTCAATTAATGAATTGGCATCAGTTCTTAGAAGAGATTGTGTTGCTATTATTGATAATGGTGATAATGTATCTGTAGCTGATGCACTTATTGCAAGACAAGGTAACTTAACAACAGACCCAACTTATTCATATAATACTTTCTATACAGCAATTTATGAAAACTATAGTAAAATATATGAATCATATTCCGGTACTGATATTTGGGTATCTCCTTGTTTCCATATGGCAAGAATAATTCCTCTTAATGATCAAACTACTTCAATATGGGCAGCACCAGCTGGATATCTTAGAGCATCTGTACCAGAAATACAAGAATTAAGATATAACCCTAGATTGTCTCAGAGAGATCAATTATACCTTGCTCAACTTAATCCAATAGTTAGGTTCAGAGAGGGATATGTTGTATGGGGTCAATTGACATCACAAACAAGACCAAGCGCACTTCAGGATCTAAATGTTGTAAGACTTGTTCTTTATATAAAAAGAGCACTTGAACAATATTGTAGAAACTTTATTTTTGATTATAATAATAGTGATACACATGCAAGAATTTCTCAAGGCATAAATTCATTTCTTTTAGTTTTCTCTGAAAGAGGTGGTTTAACATCTTATTCAGTTGATGTTGGTGCTACAGAATATGAATATAAAACCAAAACTTGTCATGTTAACATTTCCCTTGAACCAGTTAAAGTTCTTGAAAAAATAGAACTTAACTTCTTCATCAGCTAAAAAGGAGGTAAATAGAAATGCCAATATCAGTACAAGATAAATTAGGCAATTATAAAACAGCCGAAAAAAATACATTTAGTAGAAAATTTGGACATGCCATCCATCCAGTAGATCCATATGTTACTGGTTACTTTTATGTGTTTTTTGAATTACCAACACTTGTTTGGGATGTGATTAATGCCAAATTTAAAGGGGCTGCTGCCTCTAGTCTTTTATATAAAGACGATCCAATTGAAAATGAAAAAGCAGCAACACCTCCAAACTTGGAATCATTACTTACCGCAACATGTACTGGTGTAACAACCGTACCAGGTGGAACTCTTAATAAAGTAGAGTTGACCGGTCAAGGTGGGGTTAAATACTCAGTTGCTGGTCATGTTGATTATACAAGTGAATTTGGTTGTAAATTTACAGAACTAACAGGATTACCAATTTTTAAGATTTTTTCTGCATGGTCAAATATGATAAGACAACATAATATTGGAACAAGTATGCTTGGTGATAATTACCAATTCGTAGGTGGTAAGTATACAAAAGCAAATTATTCTGGTAGAGCTTATTATTGTACCGTAAAGCCAGATGGTCATACTCCTGAATTTTATGCTTGTTATGAAGGATTATTTCCTATGAAAGATCCACAAGATTTATTTCAATCTGATGTAACTTCAGTAGATAAAGTTGAAATAGATATGACATTTAATGTGGATTATATATGGCAAGAACAATGGGTATATGATGCATGTCTTAAGAAGATAGGTTCGACAATGGCATCAAGAGATGAGATTATTAATTATGGTGGTAGTAATTATACAAGTAAAACTACTTCAAATGCTTCTACATTAGCGGGTGCTGGTACTCTTACCTCTATTCCAAGCTCCGATCAATTGGCGAGTCTTCTTAATTAAAAACAAATAATTACCAAATCCTTCTCTATTTTTTAGAGAAGGATTTTTTTATGGTATATTTTTTGGAACATATAAATATATAATAGAAAATTTGGAGGTAAATGGAAAATGTCAATAGAAACTCAAAATTATTTAGGAAATTTTGAAACAGCATCGCGAAATACATTTAATAGAAAATTTGGAGCAGCTATACATCCAGTAGATCCTTATATATCTGGATATTTTTATGTGTTTTTTGATCTTCCATTTGGTGTATATGATATGTTGGAATCATTTACTGGACCATACAAAAATACAAAATATAACGATGATACGGTTGAACAACATACGTCAGAAGGAAAAGATTTTATAAAAATGAGCTCAATTGTTGGATTATTAACAGCAACATGTGTTGGTGTTACATCAATTCCAAGTGGAACGAATAATAAAGTAGAATATGTATGTCAAGGTGGTTTAAAATATTCAGAAAATGGTTTTAATGAATATACATCTGAAATAAATTTAAGATTTATTGAAATAACCGGAATACCAGTATTCAAAATATTATCAGCATGGTCAAGATTATTAAAACATAAATCAATTGGTAATGTCATATCAACATCAGAAAGTGGTGAATCTTCATCATCAACTGGTAATAGTGATATTGGAAAAGAATATTTTGTGAATAAATATGATAAATCAAAATATTCTGGAAATATTTATTATTGTACAGTTAAACCAGATGGCCATACTATAGAATATTATGCTTGTTATGAGGGTATTTTTCCTTTAAGAGATCCACATGATCAATTTTCTACTGATTTAACTAGTATAGATAAAAGAGAAATAGATATGACATTTAATGTAGATTATATGTGGCAAGAACCATGGGTATATAAAGAATGTCTTGAAAGAGTCAAGTCAGTAATGGAAGTTAGTAGAAAAAGTATTTATGATTATACGGGGGATATTACGTTATCAAAAAAATAAATATTTTTATGGAACATAAAAAAATAAACAAAAGGATATGTTGTGATGTTTAATAATAAAAATATACCAATAATTAAAAGTGAAAATTTCTTTCAAAGTAAATACGATGAATTTAAAAGGGTAAATAATTCGAGTGATGAGGAGAAATCATATTCATTCACAACAAATAAACTTAAAAAAGATGTTTTAAATTTGATGTTGAATGATGATGATAGTCATTATAATATAAAAGGTAAAATGGGTGATAAATTGGAAGAATTTTTTGATAAGGGAATAATTGTACCTACATTTCAAAAAAAATCATCATACTTTGATACTCTTTCAATGTTTTGGAGTAAAGTAAGAAAAAGACAAACCAAAGTTTTGGCATTTTTCAATCCAGAAAAAAATAATATAACATTAATGATGAGTAACTTAAGAGATAAAAATGGAGAAATAGAAGCCAAAAATTTAACGAAATTATTGGTTCATGAAATTATACATTTTTGTGCCAGAAACAATCATGAAAATTATAAAGAAATATATTTTAATATATTTTTAAAATTTTATACATCATTTTTTAGAAATTTATATGGCAAAGAAATATTTAATAAAATAGAAAATGATAAATATTATAAGGCATGTTTATATACTATGATGGAATGTTTATTTTTTAATGAGGATCCAAAAATGGATTCATTGGGTGGTATATTGGTTTGGCCTGATGCATTTGCCGCACCATTTCATATGATGAAAAATAAATTATTTAAAGGTAATGATAAACCAGGTGAAATATTGGAAAAAGGTAGAGCTGGTATGAAAGATCTACTAATAAATTATCAAAATGTTGGATCGGATGAAAAAAATGTTAAGAAATATGCAGCAATACATATGGGATTATTTTTTACATATCAAGACATGTTTCCTAATAAAAATATAACAACATTCCCATATCAAGAATTAATAGCGACAAGTGAAGTTGCTTCTATAATGTCTGAATATAAATACCAGCAAAACGCAGTTGATTTAATCAACTCAACGGAGATAAAATAAAACGAGGTGATATAAATGGCCAACAATTTAATTGATAAAAGTACATTAGACGCTATAAATAATTTGAGAAAAACTTTAGAAATTTCAAATAGAATCAATAGCAAACATAGTGCGTCTACTGGTAATCCAAATGATAGCGAATCATTGCGAAAATTAAATGAAATTAAATGGAATCCGGCCAAATTTATTTCCGAATCAAAGAAATTCAATTCTACACTTGGTCCATTAATAGGTCATAAAGCACAAATGATTATGGCACTTGATGGTGTTAAGTTACATGATGATACTATTAAAGATCTTGATAAAATATTTAATAAAACTAAAACCAATAGTTCTGGTATAATGGATGGACCAAGTTTATCAGAAAAAATTTTAAGAACATTATCAAATAGTTCCGATTCAACAAATAAAGTATTTCAATTTTTTAGTAGTTTCTTTACACCAAGAGCTGCAGGCAAAAAATCATCATATGAAATTGAATTAAGATATGGGAAAAATTCAATATCAAATATACAGCAAGGATTATATTATACACATAGAAGGTTGTCATTTATACAAGAAGGAATAGAAACAATTGTAGAGATAATGCAACAAGCTAGAGAAGATAATAAAAAAGATAGAGTTACAATTCCTGGATATGAAAGAATAAGAAATACAAAAGGTGTAACTGGAGCAATTGGTGGAAAAATAGATAGGGCTGTGAAATATGTTGATGAAAGATTTGGTGATTTATCAAAAAACTTTTTAAGAACTAAAGCATTAAAAGGTATAAATGCACTTTCAAAGGTAGCCGGTCTTACTAAAGATGTTGGGTCAAGTACATTAAACCCACAAATATATGCCGCTGGTTTGATGGGTGAAACAATTTTAAAAAAATTGGTAAAAGGTCTTGCAAATGATTTTGAAAAAGTTGATGAAATAATAGATAGGATTAATGATACAGTTAATTCAGTTGTTGAAGAAGTTAATAATTTTAAATTAATAATGACTTCATCGAAATATTTTAACGGTAATACTAAATTATATTTAAATGATAAGAAACTTGCCGCTAATTTGCATAGACAATATACCAAATCTGCTAAAAATATACGCTATAATCTTTCTTTGATGGATTCAATAGGAAATGATATCGAGAAAGAAAAATCAAGAAAAAATGAAAACATATCTGAAATAATTGATATGTTTAATACATTACAGACTCGTTTGATTAGTATATCTTCTAAATTTGAAATTGATGGAAAATTATTAAAGTCTATAATGTTATCTACTACAGATAGTGTTTTAGAAGATGGCCAATTATCAAATGATTTAATAAATATACCACTTAATGATTTTAAAACAAAAAGTGGTGTTAATATTAAAAACCATCAGGCCAATTTAAAGAAAAAAAGTAATGCTAGTGTTGATATTAATGAGAAAAGACTTGATATAGAAACAAAAGACGTAAAATCAAAGTTAAAAGCTGTAAATAAAGACATTAAAGATGCTAGTAAAAAAGGATTAAAGCAAGTAAAAAGATATACTAATGCAGGAATTGGTGCATTAACTGAAACTACAAAAGAGTATTTTGAAGATATAAAAATTGCACAAGAAACATCAAAACTATCCCAATCAGTTTTAGATATGATGAAGGGTAATAAGTCCACCGATGAATTAGAGAAATCTAGCATTGAAGATTTAAGATCAATATGTACACTTTTAGAAATAGAGTTCGATTCAAAAACTAAAAGGGAAACATTGGCAAGAAAAATTACCAGTGCAATTCGCTTTAAAGATATAAAAGAGGAAGCATTAAGCGAAAATATAACTAGATTAACTAAAATAATAAAAGAAAAAAATGAGATTGTTGAAAAACTAAAAAATAATGGTAAGCGATATGTAGATAAAGGTATTGAAAAAGGAAAAGAATATTTAAGTAAATTAAAAAAAGCAGTTGTCACAAAAGTAGACCCAATTAATGGTACAATGGTCGTTACCGACACTGATGGTACTGAGAAAGAAGTTCCAATAGGTAGTGGATTTATATCTGATACATATACCAAGAGTAAAAATTATATAAATGAAACAATTGAATCCAATAATTTAACCGATACCGTAAATAATATAAAGCAAAAAGCAGGCGATGTTTTAACAAAAGTAAAAGAAAAAACAAAGGCTTCAATATCAAATTTTACAAATGGTGAAACATCAGAATCAGATAATGTAACGATAAATGATAATAAACCAGTCAATAATAAAAACAAGGGAATAATACAAATAATAAAAGAACTTGTTTATGGTACTGATAATATTAAAAAAGCTGAAAAGGAAGCTAAGAAAAAACAAATTGGTTTAATGCCAATAATGGAAAAGAGAGTATTTGGGGAAACTGGTAAACCAAATGATCCAAATGATAAAGTTTCTTGGTGGTCTAGAATTTTTAGTAGTAAAAATGAGAAGAAAGAAGATAAAAAAGAAAAGAGCGTTTCTTGGTGGTCTAGAATTTTTAGTAGTAAAAATGAGAAGAAAGAAGATAAAAAAGAAA